AACTAAAACAATTATGTACTACTTACTAGAACTAGAACTAATGAATAGAGAAAACAGTTTTTTTAACACTACTGCGGAAAGCGGTCAGTTGTTAATGAATTACGAAAGCATAGCCAAAGGTCAAGAGACAGACATTGTAAGCGTGTTTAACCCAGGCGATAAGCTAACACCTTACGAGGTTGAGTTTAGACTATCACGAAGCAATAAAACAATGTTAATAGGCTCAGTTAAAAGAGGGTTAACAAATATGGTAACAAAAGGATTATTAACCAAGAACTCCGAAATGAAACTTGGGGTTTATGGTAGGAAAAATTATACTTGGTCACTAAAATAAATTTTAAAATAACTCCACCTATCAAATAATTTACTATATTTGCACCGTTCGCTCAACATTATGAAATTAATAAAAAGTCCCATTTGTAACATTGCCACTTTGCTAAATCTTTTAGCTGTTGGGCGAACCTTTGTTATGAGTGGGCATTTTATTATATGAAAGACCCAGCATTCTTATTTTACCCTTCCGACTTCTTAACAGGCACTATGTTTATGAATAATGAGCAGATTGGTATATACATACGTTTACTTTGCTCACAACATCAGCACGGTGGCATAATAGACAAAGTATCTTTTAATTCTTTAGTAGGTAGCAATGATTTAATAAGGTCGAAATTTACCGAAACAGATACAGGATATTACAATGAAAGGTTAACAGGCGAAATGGAAAAAAGGAATAAAAAATCTACAAATATGAGTGAAACTGCAAAGGAAGTTTGGTTAAAGAGAAAAGAAGCAAAAAATACAATTGTAAAAGAAAAGAATACAAATGTATTACAATTGCAAAACAAAAGTAAAACAAAAGTAAAGAAAAAAGATACAATTGTTATACAACCTGTAAATGTAAATGAAGATATAATTTTAAATAAAGAAATAAAGGTATATTCATCATTCGCTCATTTAAAATTAACTTACGATGAATTTGATAAATTGATTGATTGTGGATTTACTAAAAAGCAAATTGATGAAACAATTGAATCAATCCAAAACTACAAAAAGAATACAAACTATGTTTCCCTTTATTTAACTTTAAAGAAATGGATTAAGAGTGAACAAGGAACAACCAGTCCAACACAACGAACTTCAATGAAATTCTCATAATGGAAAACAAACAGATACCACAGGCTATTGATTTAGAAAGGGTTGTTTTAGGTGGGCTACTCTATGATTCAAACGCTTACGCAAAGATTGCTGAGATATTCACAGTTGATTTATTTTACACAGAACAGCACCAACTTATAGCCGAAACAATAATCGAGTTACATAACTTTAGTAACCCTGTTGACTTACTAACTGTTTCAAGTTCAATTATTAAGAAAGGAAAAACAAAAGTAGCACCACCTTACTATATTTCAGAACTTTGCAGTCAGTCAGCAAGTACAAGCAACATTGAATACCACACAAGAATACTTATGCAAATGAGCCTAAAGCGTTCATTGATAGATATTTCAAACGAATGTAATACATCAGCATTTGATTTAACTGAGGATATTTTTGAAACGATAGATTTGTTTGAAAAGAAGGTAAACGTAATTACAAGCCGAATAATAAGCGAAAAAATTAATAATGTAGGAGAACTATACATTGATAGCGTAAAGCAAACACAAGCGATAAAAACAGCCAAGAATGGCATAATAGGAGTACCAAGTGGATTTACAGATTTAGATAAGAAGACTTCGGGGTGGCAAAAGACTGATTTAATAATTTTAGCAGCTAGACCAGGAATGGGTAAAACAGCATTTGCTTTAAATGTTGCTAGAAATGCAGCAGTTGATTACAATAAAGCAGGGGTTATATTCTCTTTAGAGATGGGTAAACTTCAATTAATGGCACGTTTAAAAGCATCGGAAACAGGATTGCATTTAGAAAAGTTTTTGCGTACTGGATTAACTGAATTTGAAGAAAGCCAATCACATACACAATGCCACAAGTTAGTTAACAGTCCGATATACATTGATGACGAAGGAGGCTTATCTGTATTTAAACTAAGGAATAAGGCAAGGAAGTTAAAGCGAGAAAAGGGTATCGAATGGATTATTATTGATTACATTCAGTTAATGACTGAGGGTGGAAAGTTTAAAGGCAATAGAGAGGCTGAGGTTTCATCAATTAGTAGGCAGTTAAAATCTTTAGCAAAGGAATTAGATATTCCTATAATTTGTTTAAGCCAATTAAGTAGGGAGTGCGAGAAAAGACCCGATAAAATACCTCAGCTTTCAGACCTTAGAGATTCGGGAGCAATTGAGCAGGATGCTGATATGGTAATGTTTATTTATAGACCTGAGTATTACGGCTTAATGGAAGATTCAGAAGGTCAAAGCACACAAGGTAAAGCTATGGTAATAATAGCCAAGCATCGTAATGGTGGATTGTGTAAAGTTCAGCTATCCTTTTTAGGACATAACACTAAATTTTACGATGAAAACTTACAAGAACGCAACGATTTTAAATCCCTTCCAAACGGATTAGCCGAATGGGAACAAAAGATGTAACTATGCCTACCTGTAAGACCTGTAAAGATAAATTCATAGCCCGTTGGTTCAATCAAAAGTACTGTATGGTACACGATGAATGTATAAAAGCATTTAGCACTTGGGTAGGTGAACAAAACAAAAAGAAGATTGACAAGGCAATAAAGCAGGACATTAAAGAGAGAAAAGAAAAGTTAATGAGCCATAAGGATTACATTAAACTTTTACAAGTGGTGTTTAATACATACATTCGCTTAAGGGATAAGCATTTACCTTGCATAAGTTGTGGAACATTTAAAGCAGAGGAGTTTCACGCTGGACATTACATTGCAACTACTTATCAATACTTACGCTTTGATGAAGCAAACGTACACAAACAATGCTCTAAGTGCAATACTTACCTCAGAGGCAACTCAATACCATATCGAATAGAATTAATTAAAAGAATAGGCTTAAAAGAAGTTGAACGAATTGAGAATGATAGACACAAGCGACTTGAAATGACAATTACTCAAATAAAAGAAAAAATGATTCACTACAAGAAATTAATTAAATTAAAATAATTTAGTATATTTGTCATAAGTTATGAGTTATTATGGCAAAAACATCAGGTTCTTTTCAAAAAGGACACAAAGGATATAAACCAAAGGGGGCAATTAGTAAAATAACCCGAAGCGTTAAAGAGGTGTTCCAAGCTGCATTTGATGAAATGCAAGAAACAAAACACGCTAATCTGTTAACGTGGGGTAAGGAAAACCCTAATGAGTTTTATAGGTTAACAGCTAAACTTATCCCAGCAGCAATGGAAGTAAAAGCCGATATTCAAATAAACGACATAACAGGGGTGGTAATATTGCCACCTGAAACTAAAGATAAATAAAATGAACTTAAAAGAATTAGAAAAATTTGGAAAGGTTGTTATTCGTGTAGACAATGGCACTTCATATAGGGTTAAATTAACAGATGGGTATGCGCCTTATAATGTAGCTGAGTTTGTTGAAACGATTAAAGAAGAATTTATCGGCAAGTACGATAAAGTTGAATTATGTACTACACAAGGCGACCTTTTTGAGCTTATTTTAGTGCCAAAAGATTAAAAAAATTATTATCCTAGACCAATGGTGTCAATACTCAGATTAAAATGGTCTTAGAAATAACACCAACAGAAAAACAATACGAGGCTTGGCAATTATTAGGGGATAATACTACAAGTTTTTTATTGTTTGGAGGTGGTGCAGGAGGTGGTAAATCCTTTCTTGGCTGTCAATGGCTAATTGCTCAATGCTTAGGATATAAAAATGTTCGTTATTTAATGGCTCGTAAAGAGTTAAAGCAATTAAAGGCTACAACCTTAAATACTTTCTTTAAAATATGCTCTGAATACAACATTAAACGTGACATTCACTATAATTACAATGCTCAATCGGGAGTAATATCATTCTTACAAACGGGAAGCGAGATTGTCTTAATGGATTTAGTAAAGAAACCTAGTGACCCGATGTTTCAAGACTTAGGTTCGTTGGAATTAACAGGTGCATTTATTGATGAAGCAGGAGAGATTGATTCTTTAGCGTTTGACATTCTTAAATCAAGAATAGGTAGGCAGAACAATCAAGCCAATGGAATTATGCCTAAAATACTAATGACTTGTAACCCAATAAAGAACTGGCTTTATTATTCATTCTTTAAACCTAATAGAGAGGGTACGTTAATAGAAGGGTATAAATTCTTACAAGCCCTTGTTACAGATAACAACAAGGTAGATGAAGATTACATTAATCAGTTAAGAAGCATAACAGATAAAGTAACAAGACAACGATTATTATTGGGCGATTGGGAGTACTCAGACGATTCAAGCCAGTTAATAACCTATGACAGTATAATTGATTCGTTTAACAATCATTTTGTAAAGAATGGCACAAGGTACATAGTAGCTGATATAGCAAGATTCGGAAAGGATAAAACCGTTATAGGTGTGTGGTCAGGGTTTATACTTGAGAAGGTTGTCGTGTTAAGAAAATCAAGTATAACAGACACAGCCGAAAAGATAAGAGAATTGCAAGGTGTTTGGTTTATTCCTACAAGTCAAGTGTTGGTAGATGAAGATGGTGTAGGTGGTGGAGTAAAAGACATATTAAAATGCAAAGGCTTTGTAAATAATTCAACAGCAGCCAAAGGCGAACAATATATTAATCTTAAATCACAATGCTATTATCGTATGGCAGAACGAATGAACAAAGCTGAGTACTGGTTAAAATGTACCGATACACAAATAAAGGAACATATCATTGAAGAATTAGAGCAAGTAAAACAGAAAAGCGTTGATAGTGATGGTAAAAAAGCAATCATATCAAAAGATTTAGTAAAGGATATATTAGGTCGTTCACCTGACTATTCAGATATGATAGCATACAGAGAATACTTTGAATTATTTGCTACAAAAAAGATTTTTTAATTTGTATTGATTAATTATTTATATTTGCAATATCATTCTTGGAGTTTTGCCTCTCCGTTACAAAAAAGGTTATAGATTATAAACTATAATAATAACCTTTTAAAACCTTTAAAAATGGCAATTTGCGATACTTTTAGTTGCACAAATGGAATAGGCGATACAGTCATTCCTAATTGTGGAGATGTAGATTATGGTAAGAAGATTGTAAAAGTCTTTCTTATGAAAACAACAGGAGCAGGATTTCCTGATGTTAGTTCTTTAATTGTAGAATCCAACTGGACTACCAGGATGGGTTACGCTGCAACAGGAGCAAACTCTGTTGATAGAATTGTAGCTTTGGGTGACTTGCACGTTGGTATTAAACCTGCTGCTGAAGTAGAAACTGAAGAAGCACCTTACGGTGGCGATGAATTAGTTGCTCGTAAACACTCTATTACTTTTGAAATAAAAAGATGGAACGCTGCATTAATTACAGCTATTAATAACTTAAGATGTATTGACCAATACAACTTTTGGTATTTAACAGAAACGGGTTATTTGTTTGGAGGTATTGCTGGTTATCCATCTGCATCATTTGTTTGGGGTGGACTTGAACACGCAGGTATTGGACAAGGTAAATCAAAAAGTACTAATGCAGTATCTTGGTATTCTAAGGATGACAGTATTGGTTATTTGACTACTTTCCTTAAAACAAAAACAAACCCTTAATACTACCTATAATGGTTCTTGATGATGCAAAGATTAAGAGCCTTATAGAAAAGCCTTACAGTAAGGCTTTAATAGATAGGGCAAAACAATTATTTAAGTCACACCGACTTCATATAAAGGGAGTCGGTGTTGATGACTTCCTTGCTCGTATGGAACAATACGAAAACGAAGCGCAACACAATTTAAGGAAGCGACTTGCCAAACCTGCTACTGTACCTATTTATGGTAAAGAGTTAGCACCATTTAGTAAGGCATTTTCTGCACAAGGTTTCTCTCGTTATTATAACTTCAAACTAGAAAACCAAAAGTCAGACTTTAAGAATTATTTAATGTCAGACTTAGGTGATGGAATGAATATGTCACAATGGATGCGTTATTGGCTTGAAAAGGTTAATTACGATTCAACAGGACTAATGATGGTAGAATTACCAAGCGAATCAGAGGAAGAACTAAATCCTTATATTTGCTTTAAGTCTATTAATGATATTCACGATATTGAGTTTGAAGGTAATAATATTGAGTATGTTATACTTAAATGGGAACACGAGGCAATGGAATATGAAAATGTGTTACACAATTCAGGTATAGAATATTTTAGAGTAATTGATGCTGAGTTAGACCGTATCTATAAACGTGAAGATGGTAATATATCTGAAGTGTTAGATAAGCAACTTAAAAATAAGTTTGGTTATGTTCCTGCTATTGCAGTATCAAATCAAAAAGATTCAATAAGCGAAGCAAGAACATCTTATGTATGGCAGTCAATAGGATTAGCAGATGAATATTTGTTAGATAGTTCTATCCACACCATAAGTAAGAAGCTACACGGATTTCCGATTAAGTATATGCGCCAACAAGGGTGCAAGGTATGTTCAGGAAGTGGTATGTTATCAAATCCTAGATACTTTGACGATAATTCTTTGTCACAAACAATGAATTGTTCAGGGTGTAACGGTACAGGCTATTCAATGAAATCAGATGTTAGTGATGTGATAATCATTCCAACACCAACACAAGGCGAACCCGATGTATTACCAGTTGCAGGTTATGTACAACCTGATATTGCTACTTTATCAGAACAAAGAACAGAAAGCGATTGGTTAAGAATACATATATCTAAGGCTATTTGGACTGCTGATGATTCAGTAGGCACAGGGTCAAGCGATAAAACAGCAACAGGTGTAGTTCACGATGTACAAAGTGTACACGATAAACTAAATATAGTAAGTGATAATGCACAAGAAGTTGAAAAGTTTTTGACTGATACTTTAGCATTGATTCGTTACGGTAGTGATTACATTGATTCAGCTATTAATTATGGTAGAAGGTATTTTGTAAGAACTGCTGATGAAATAGAGAGGTTATATGAAGCTGCACGAACAGCAAACTTACCTACTCACTTACTAGATGCATACATTGAAGAACTTATTTATGTTAAGTTTGGTAACGACCAAATGGAACTACAAAGACAATTAAAGCTAAACGAGTTAGAGCCATTTATACATCTATCAGCAAAAGAAGTAAAAGATTTAGGAGTAAGCCAAAGCGATTTATTTTTAAAAATATACTTCAATGATTATATTGAATTGTTTGAACGTGAAGGAAACAGTATATCGCTTTCAAGTACAACAGATATAGCTAAAAAGTTAGCAGAGTATAATAAGGCAAAGGTTGATGAAACAAAACCAATTATTGAACCAATAATACAACCTATTGAATAAATTATTATATTTGCAATTCCAAACCATATTTATTATGGTTGCCTACCGACTGAACAAACTACCGACTACAACTATCAATTAAGTTACAAAAGTTATGACTGAATTAAAAAAAACGTATGTCAAAGCAATACGCATAGACACAAAAGGAAACACAATGACAAAAGGCGATTTAGAACAGCCCGATGTATGTGCATTTAGCTTACAAGATTGGAAGCAAATGAGTGAAACAAAGGGTCTGAATTGGAAGTATATTGAACATATACCTTGCCCAAGTGAAGGAGATATATTAAAAGAGTATGTAACAGGAGGGGCAGAGATTACAGCAGTAAAAGAGTTTATTAAAAATGGGGGTGTTTTGGATTTACCAAAAGAGCCTGAACGTATAAAGAGTGATGCCGAGTTAGTAAAAGAGTTAATGGCAAGAATAACTGAACTTGAAAAAGGTAAAGTAAGTCTTGAACAAAAACCTGATGACTACTTAAATGGGTTAACCGATGACCAGTTAAAAGAATTGGCAAAGGATAATAACATTACAGGATTTGGCAATATGAAACGTGAAACATTAATTAATAAACTAACAAAATAAACAATGGAACTAAACGCAACAGCAGTAGAACATATAGCAACGGTACTAAAAGTAGACATCGAAGCATTAAAAACAGCATTAACAACAGCCGATGCTAAAGTAGATGAGATTATACCAACATCAATAAAGGTATTCTTAGAGAATGATTACAATACGTTAATAGATAACGTTCAAAAGGAGGGTAAGATGGTTAACGGTGTTCTTATAGGTGGTTATGAGAATGGGAAAAAAGCAGAAAGGGAAATGACTGTTAAGAATTTAAAGCGTACACACAACATTGAGAATAACGAGATAAAAACTATTGACGATGTGTTAAGTGTATTAGTAGAAAAGGCTAAAGGCGATTCGGGTAAGAGTGAGCCTGAAGCAGTAAAAGAATTAAAAAAAGAAAAAGAACAGTTACAAATACTTGCACAAAGCAAGGATAAAGAGATTGCCGATTTAATAAGTAAGAATGAAACAACAATTAAACAAGCTGCTGTAAAAGGTGCTATTGAAAGAGTTGTTAGTTCTTTAAACATTGATGCACCTGATTCGGTTATAAACGGTCAGCGTGAGTTAGTGATTGATAAAGCAATGCAGAAGTACCGAATAGAAAATGAGGATGGTCGTTCAGTAGTTTACGACAACTCAACAGGGGTAAAGATGGTTGATAGCCTTCAAAATCCGTTACCAATAGAAGTAGTGATTACAAACTTTGCTAAAGGTTACGTTAGCTTGAAAGGCTCTGAGGGAGGTCGAGGTGC